AGCGATGGCAGTACCGAAGGCACAGGTGTTATTAATATAACTGGCAGCACAGGAACTTTATTGGCAGATCTAGGTATTGTGAAAACCACTTATGCAGCACCTGCATACTTTGCTGGTCCAAACTATACTGCTCCAAATTGGAGAAGTACTGCTCCGCAACCTGAACCAACTGGTTCCGTATGGCAAAAAACTAACAATGTTAATTTAGGTACAAATATTGTAATCAAAAAATATAATAGTACTTTGGGAGCATTCGTAGCACAAAGTTGTCCAGTGTATTATAACGATACTGGTGCAATATATGCATTAGACCCATCAGGTGGCGGTGTTAATATTTCGGCTGGGACCACATATGCCGAAGTTGATCCTTACTATACAGGAATTGCTGGCAACGGTGGAACATCTGGATTTTTAATCCTTGAAAGATATACAACTGGTGCCACTATAATCACTGGTAATAGTACATCACCAGGTCCATTTGTTACTAATAATACATTTACTATTACGGCCACTCAACCTGGAACTGCAAATTTAACAACTGCTACTGCTACCCTATTAGGAACCACGGCAGCTGATTTTGTAAGTGCAGTCAGTGCAGCTGGTGTACCATACGTAAGTGCCTCAATTAACAGTAGCGGAGCATTGGTATTTACGCACAGTGCAGGTGGTGATATAATCCTTTCTAATACAGCAGGCACTCCTATTACTACAGCTGGATTTTCAACCAGTTGTGTTGGAGTAAGATATCAAAATGTTACTGGTAGTGCGTTAGTACTCAGCAATTGGGTAGGATCGCCTACTTTTGCCTATACTGCCAGCAATACTGCACCAGATCAAGACCCGGCCACTGGTCAACTTTGGTATTATTCTGCTGCAGATCAAGCTGACATTATGATTAATCAAAATGGTCAATGGGTTGGGTACCAAAACGCCAACCCAGATGTGCGTGGATACGACTTGAGTCTGACCAATGCAGCTGGTCCACAGTTCAGCCCTACTGCGCCTGTTGCGCAAAGTAACTCTGCCGCAAGTCCTTTACAGTATGGTGATTTGTGGATTGATACCAGTGATTTAGAACTTTATCCAGTGATTAATCGTTGGGAAAGTGTCAACGGCGTTGACCAATGGGTTACACTCAGTAATGCAGATCAAACAACTGAAAATGGCATTTTATTTGCAGACGCACGATGGGCACCAAACGGTACTACTAATCCTGTAAGCGACCCAATTCCTAGCATTGTTAGTTTGCTGACTAGCAATTATTTAGACCCAGATGCACCTAATCCTGAACTTTATCCGCAAGGTATGTTGTTGTGGAACACACGCCGTTCTGGATTTAATGTAAAATCATTTGAAGCTGATGCGTGGAATCTTACAGCATATCCAGCATATGACTGGAGTTCTACTACCAGCTATGCCATTGGCGATCGTGTAACTTATAGTAATAATGTATATGTTTGTAAAGTTGCTAATACTAACCAGACTCCTACTACAAGCTCTAGTTATTGGAGTGAAATCACCGAAACCAACACCTGGAACACTGCTAGTGGCAATCGCATTGACGGTTCGCCATACATGGGCCGTCAAGCACAACGAGCATTGATTGTACAGGCCTTACGTGCTGGTATTGATGCAAATACCACAATACGTCAAAATCAAAATGTGTTTAACTTGATTGCTTGTCCGCAGTATCCAGAATTGGCACCCAACATGGTTGCACTCAATGACGATAGAAACGACACAGCTTTTGTGATCGTTGATACTCCGTTGCGTTTGAGTCCTACTGATGTAATAACATGGTCAACCGATAACAATGGCGCTGGTATTGTAACAGGTGATGGATTGCTGACCAATAGTACATATTCCGCAGCATTTTACCCAAGTTGCCAAACCAGCGACCTAAGTGGTAACTCAGTGGTACAACCTCCAAGTCACATGATGGTACGCACAATTATCCGCAGTGACAGCGTTAGCTATCCATGGTTAGCACCTGCTGGTACACGACGTGGTGTTGTAGACAATGCGTTTAGTCTAGGCTATATCAATGCTGCCACTGGAGAATATACTCCAGACACAATAGATCAAGGACTGCGTGATACTTTGTATCAATATGATATCAATCCTATTACGTTTATTCCAGGTGTAGGTATTACCAATTTTGGTAACCATACACTACAAACAACTGCAACTGCACTAGATCGTATCAACGTTGCACGTTTAGTTGCATATTTGCGTGGTAGACTACAACAAATTGGTAATAACTATTTGTTTGAACCCAACGATGCAATTACTCGTGCACAAATTACTAACTCAGTGACCAGCTTGATGATTGATCTTGTGAACAAACGTGGTATCTATGACTACTTGGTTGTGTGTGATTTATCTAACAACAGTCCTGCTACAATTGATGCCAATGAGTTGTATGTTGACATTGCAATTGAACCAGTCAAAGCAATTGAATTCATCTACATACCATTGCGTATACAGAACACAGGAACCATTGCTGCACAAACAACAGCCTAAGAAAGTCGGGTAAAGTTTACCCGACCTTTTTACCATAAATAAACGTATCAGGAGATAGAACACAAATGGCTACATCATCACTAACAAAAATGACAGTGCCTCTGGCCAACGATCAGAGCAGTCCAACACAGGGCTTGATAATGCCCAAACTGAAATATAGATTTAGAGTCTCATTTCAGAATCTTGGAGTCAGCGGCACAGTAACAGATATTACCAAACAAGTGGTAGATTTTACAAGACCCAATGTGACTTTTGAAAATATTGATTTGCCAGTGTACAACAGCACTATCAAACTGGCTGGAAAATATTCCTGGGCAGATGTCACATGCAATGTTCGTGATAGTGCAGATGGTGCAGTCAGCAAACTCGTTGGTGAGCAACTACAGAAACAATTGGATTTTGCAGAAATGAGTTCTGCAGCATCTGGTATTGACTACAAGTTCTTGACCTACTTTGAAGTGCTGGATGGTGGCAACGGTGCAAATGCTCCTGTACCACTTGAATCCTGGAGTCTGCTAGGATGCTATCTACAAGGCGTCAACTACAACGATTTTAACTATGGTACCAACGAAGCTGCAACTATTTCAATGACAATTAGATTTGACAATGCTATCCAAGGCACACAAGGCGGTGGCGGTGTTGGCTTGTTTGTTGGTAGAACTCTGGGCGATGTAGCAACCAGTATCGGCGGTTAATCTATGGCAGGTTTTGCTCAAGACCTGCTCAAAGGTTTTGTTGAAGGAGTCACAGGCAACTATGGCTTCTTGAAAGACTATCGTCACGCTTCTAAAGTTTTTAGAACTGACAACTATGCCTTGGCTCCCAGGGTCAAATATCTATTCCATGTGCAATTCAATATCAACACTGCTGGTATACCTGCACTGAGAAATTTATTCGGCGACGGCAATTTAGACAGTGTCAGTGTGCTGGTCAAAACTGCACAACTACCCAATTATCAATTTGATGTTGAGGTAATGAATCAATACAATCGCAAACGTCTAGTTCAAACCAAAATCAATTATGAACCAGTGTCGCTGACTTTTCATGATGATACCAGTGATTTGATTCGCACAATGTGGTACAACTACTACAGTTATTACTATGCGGACCCAACACAAGGCTACAATAACACACCAAACTTACCTGGAACTTCTGGGCAATCAGCCACAATAGGCAACGGATTTGGTTACAACACCAACGACATATACAATGCCTCTAGAGCTGTCAGCGATTGGGGATACATCGGTGAAACATACAATAACTCCAGTCAAACCACGGCCAATACCACTGGCAGCAAGCCGCCATTCTTTAACGATATAACCATCTACGGAATGGCCAACAAACAATTTGCACAGTATACACTGATCAATCCAATAATTACTGGATGGCAACACGATACCTATGATTACAGTCAAGGCAACGGAACAGTGCAACACACCATGACCATACGTTATGAAACTGTCAAGTACTACTCTGGAGCCATTGGAGGTCAAACACCAAGCGAAGTCATTCCAACTTTTGCCAACCCATCAAATTATGATACCGAACCCAGCGATATCACAAGGCCAGGCACTACCAATACTGTGTTTGCACAAGGTGGTATCGTTGCTACCACAGGCGATATTCAAGATTTACAAGCAATGACATCTGGATTCAATGGCTTGCAAAATGTGTCAGGTGCAGTACAAGCTGCTGGAGTAAACATCAATACCTATCAACCCAGTCCTAGCATTGTATCAACTAATTCGTATGATAATTCACAAAGCACACTACAAGGTAGTTTACCTGGACAAATACAACAGATACAAAACTCAGGTGGAGGCGCATTTTTTCCAGTGCCTCCATTGCCCGTAACAGGACAGTACGGTGAAACCACAAACTTGACCCTGGATCCTGCCAATCCTGGCGGCCCCGGCGGGGCAGGAGGAGCAGGTTAATCATGGGCTCAGTCAACGCAATCAATACCAATACTGATTTATCAGTGCGTGTGTTTGATAGTTTTTATAGTTTTTCACAAAACGTTCCAGCAGACGAATATGATGTGGTCAACAGCTATTTTCGTAGTGTATTTGGCACCACTGATGCAGCTGGCAATTTTACTGTGACACTATTCAGAATTGCTGCACAATCAAAAATACCTGTGCTCACACTGTTACAACAAATACAAGGACAGAGTCAGCCTCAGTTGACATTGACACTGACCTATTATCTCAATGGACTAAGAAGTCCTGCTACTTTGTTGGGTGTGAATGTGCCCAGCGTCCCTAACTACTACGTGGCCAGAAATATTCGAGCCTAACTATCATGGCTAATTATCGTCAAGGCACTTACCAAGTTCAAAATCCTGACAAGTATGTAGGCAAAAATACTCCAAGATTTAGATCAGGTTGGGAAATGAGTTTTATGCATTTTCTTGATACCAATGATAATATCCTACAATGGGCCAGCGAAAGTATATCCATACCTTATCGTAATCCTATCACTGGCAAGCAAAGTATCTACATACCAGACTTTTTGATCACTTATCGTA